GAGATTCGGGTAATTCAGGGGTAAACACTTCTATTTTTGGTATATCTATTTTTGGTAAATCAATTCCTTCGGGCAATTGTATAAGTCGTTGTTGTAATTCTATATTTTCTTGACGTAGTTCTGTAACTTCATCAATTAAAGCTTGTATTTCATCGTTTACTATATTAGTAGTTCCTATATAATCTTCACTTGTTTTTACAAGGTACTCATGAGAATTAGTTTCTCCAAATTTAGGTATATCAAAAAATAATTCATTATAGTAACCAAAAAATTCATCTAATGAAGGTAAAAATGAAGCTGTAGGAGATAAGGCAGTGGGAAGAACTAATTGAGTAAAGGAAGTATCAATAACCTTTTGGTATTGATTTTTTTCGTATACGGTTTTGGTTAGATCTACTAATTGACGCGCCATTATCCATTAATAACTTTAAAATTATAATTACTATCTAATACTAAAGTAGTTCCTCTTATAGTAGTTTGGAATAAAATAGTATAATATCTTTCGGGCTGTAAACCATTCATATACACCGTAAAATAACTACTTGTAGCATCTGCACTGATTTGAGTATAATTAGCATCAAAATCAATTACATACTCATTTGTATCTAAATCTTTTATAGCCCAATAAGATGCTGTAGGTAAATAATAATTTGTGGTATAAATGGAAGCAGTTTGGAATATTACAGGGGGGAACTGTGGTCTACAATCTATTCTAAACTGTTGGATACTTTGGCTATAAAAAAATCCTCCATTATTAACAATGGAAGCATATATTTGAGAAGTATTTACTATAGTTTGAGTAGAAGAACCGGTATTCCACACATAATCTCTCCATCTAAATTCTAATTGGGGTGGGTAAATAGTATGTGTATCTACTGAATAGTATTGTAAAACAGGTTGGGTATTTTTGTTTTGGTTAAACTCAACATAATAATTACCTGTGGTATCTTCATATGAGTTATATCCTTCCCATTTAACTAAAAATCCATTGTTTACAATATTAGTATAAGACCCAGTTAAACTATTAGAACTGGTATACCAAGCTTTAACCGTATCAGTAACTATAACATTTAAATCTTTATCACTGCGATATGAAAAGGTTTGTGTTTGTACTACATCTAAACCAGGTAAATTAGAACCAGTATACCAAGTTCCACCCCCTACATTACTCCCTGAATATGAAGCTGTAACATAAGGATTAAATCCTGATGTATCCCATTGTTTACTACCTGATTGAATTTGGTATTGCCAACTTACACCGTTTGTTACTATAGGACTATCTAAATATTTTCCAGTTCCCATCCCCCAAGCTCCAGATACAGGGTAAATATATAATTTAGTATCTAGGTTTATCCCTTGGGCTGTAGCTATATAATTACGTAAATGCGCATCCCATTGAGCCCCATTTATTTTACCATCAATGACATTATCAATTTCATCTTGATCAAATTGAACCAAATATCTAGATACTTGGGGATAGCTATTTACCGCAAAATTAAGGTTACTTATTTCGATAATTTCGTCTATACCTGTATTCATTTGTGGGAACAAAGAATACATTGTAGCATCTTGGGAAGGGAATAATTTATATACTGCCATAATATTAGAATGATACTACTCTGCCTTGAATGTCTTGATTTAAATATTTAACTTCAAATATCATAGGATCAAGTGAAGGATATACGGTTCCATTTAAAGTTGCCCCAGCAATATCGTAAGCATATTCACTGTATCCTAAATTAACCCCTACTTTATTTGATATGGTTATGTTTTTAACTGTTTGAACTCCTTCTATATTATCTAAAACAGCATACAAGTCTCTTAGTATAATAGGTTCGTTTATTTGCCAATTTTTAATAGCAAAAAAATCTTGTAAAGCTAATATAGATTTAGTCAATACTTCATTTGAATTATAGTTAGGTAATACTATAATATCAAAATTTACACCAATATTAATTATAAATGCATCTTTTATACTTATAGAATCGTTTACCATTCTGTATTGAGAAAGATAAGTAGATAGATTTTGTTTTAAAGCCTGGGAAGCTGTTCTTAATTTGTTGTTTACATCAAATGATAGCACATATAGATCCAAAATAGAAGCGGCTTGTCCTGAAGATACAGATTGAGCTTTTGTGGGTTCAATATATGCTTTAGCAATTACCCCAAATTTAGAGGGCATAGATAATGCTCTTACTAAATAATCATCTTGTGTTACGTTGCGTAATTGAGTAGCATAATTTGCTGAAGCATTTTGGCGAATTTCTTCTGTTGTATCTCCATCTCCCCCACCATCTGCTGCTACTAAATTATTTACTGCTAATGTTTCAAGTATGTAATTAGCAGTTGTGGGGTTTAAATTTGAGTTTATAAAAGTAGGGGTACCTAAAGTTATATTTGTTATAGTATTGGCTGGTGAATTAGCCCCAACCCCACCACCAGTTAAATATCTAACTGTTAAGGTTATATTTGATGGGGCTATACCATAAGTTTTTGTGAAAATAAAATTCGAAGGGGCGTAAGCCGTTGTTAATTTATCTATTTCAAATGGCAATCCTAAACCCACATTATCAGGATTTGGAAGTATTTCTTCATCTGTATCTGCTGAAGTTCCAGCACCAAATTGTAATTGTAAAGTAGTTGAATTTAAAAAACGAGTTGTAAAACGTCTTTGTACTTGTTTTAACTGAAGTAGATATGGTGTGTCTCCCGAATATTGGGATAAATTAGGATCATTTGTATTAGTATTTTTGATCGAATCGTATACTGAATCTTGGGCCAAATAATCTACCTCATACCATTGGTTTCCATTACTGTCAAAAATATCTAAAATACCTACAATATTGTTTGAAGATAGTTCAACTGTTGGAAACTGTTCGGGGGCCCCAAATGTAAAAGTTGTAGTATTAATAGTAGAAGAAATAGCTTTTCTTACTTTTCTTAAAAGAAAAAATGTAGGATTGCCACTACCATCTACACTATATACTGTAACTTCTGTAGGGTCACCAGACGAAGATACACTAAAATCAACCGGGTCTTGAATAATAAATGAGGTACTACCCGATGCTATAGAAGTAACTATAGTGTTTTCGGGGATAAATAAGGCATATGAAAAATCAGGAGAAGTTCCAGTATTTGGAACTTGTTGATAAAAATCCAAATCTACAGTAGCAACTTGAGTTACATTGGGTTTATACCCAAACATATAAGCTAATTCATACAAATTATTTGTTTGACGAGCATACTGTAAGAAAGTTTCTTGTATTTGGTTATCAAGATAGAAAGACAAAACATCCCCAACATATGAGGCCATTTCCATAAACATCATCCCAGGAGATGATGGGGTAAAATCATTGTAGGTTGTAGGAAAATAGGTACGGGCATAGTTTATCAAACTTGCTCTTAACTCAGTAAAATCCTTGTTTATGTATTGTATGTTACGTCTTATTGCCATTATGAGAATGCTATTTCAATTTCATCGGATATTGCTGTGTCAGCAATGCTATAATTTAAAGATACTATTAAAGTATTATAATCGGTTTCTTGTAATACATCTAAACTGTTAACTATTACATTAGGAAAATTAGTATTAAGTTTAGATTGTATATCTTCTTTTAATCCTTCAATAGTATTGTTGCTAATTTGTTCAAAAATAAAAGATCTTAAACCACCCCCGAATGTTGGATTTAAATATCTTTCACCGGGTTCAGTTAAAAAAAAGTCTATTAAATTGTTTTTGATAGCTTCTTGTGTTGTGTATGTGGTTCTAAATACACCAGGAGCATTAAAAGGAATAGCCACCCCCACCCCAGTTCCGGGCTTAGTATCTATAGGGAATATTCTTTTTGCTCCAAATGCCATATCTATCTACCTCCCTTCATTAAGGACATTATTTGGTCTAATCCTACATTTCCTGAAGGTAAAGATGAACCTTCACCGGTTGTATCCATTCCTGGTCTTACTTGTAAAGTATTAGTCATTACATCATTTGAATTAAACGATAAAGTTTCTTGCCCCGGTCTAAAATCACCCATTATACTTTGCATTAAAGCACGTCTGTCAACTTGAGGGGGTGCGGATTGAGGAATAGACTGGATGTTTTCGGTAACTACAGCTGTTTTGGGGGAACGAACCGCTTCTAAAAGAATATCTTTAAGTTCTTCTTGAATTGCTTCTCTTACAGCTTCTTTAATTATTTTTTTAAAGTCTTGGGTTTTCATGATTATAAATATTAAGTTTAGTAAGCTCTTAAACCATTTTGGTCAATAATAAATCTAAGTTCATCAATTAATGTTTGGTTATTAGTAGTGAAAGATAATGGGGTTTCTAACAATTTAATCCCATTAGTATTTAATGCTACTGCTTTTCTACGAGTAACAGTAGGTGTGTATTGTTCTTCTTCTATTTGTATTACAAATCCCTTATAATTGCCACTGTTTACATCAGAGCGAATTTGAACTCGAGAAAGGGTTTTAATAGTATCAGAAATAGGAACCACTTGAGAATCGGGGGCGCAAAATGCAATTAACACATCAAGTTGATTTAGTATGGTTACTACTTTGTTTATAGTGGATGTAACCACAGCTATAGAAACTGGAGTGGCATTTAATGCTCCTTGATTTTTTTCTAAAATAGGTACTATTTTATCATCAAGTGTTTCTAAATCACTTAATATGGCGGGGATAGAACCTGGGGTTATTGGGATAACTTTAGCGGCCGCTGATAGCCCTATTTTAACATTTTCAATAATAGTAGATAATTGTCCCAAAGCATTAGTTATATCTTGGGTAATCCCTATACTAAAATTTAATCCATTTAATCTATTGCCTATACTATTTAATTGGTCTACAATATTATCTCGAGTTTGAATTAATTTAGCTAATTCTGTGGGGGCAGGGCAAAATTCTTGTTTTACTTTTTCTATTTGTTCTGGGGTGGTAGCTTGGGCTTTAATTTCTTCAAATCTTCCTATAGCATATTGTTTAATCATAGATGTGAGCTTAGGTAAAATTAATTGAAGTATTTTTTTACCTAGATCTAAAATACGTTTACCTAAGGCTTGTTTTCCTTTAGGCTTTAATTCTTGAGGAATACTATCTTCTACTACTTTAGGATCAACCTGTTGCACCTCAGTATTTTCTTGTGCTTGCCTCCTTTTTGCAGCTTCTTCCTGTCTTTGTTTTTCTATCTCTTGGGGAGTAGGTTTAGGAGCAGGATTTAAAACAAATTGAAATATATCTGCTTCCACCATACTATGAAATTTTTACAGTATTAGATTTTAAACCTTCTAACTGATTAAGTAAATTAGTAATAGTAGTATTAGTTAATGCAGCTTGGGTGTTTGTAGGAGCAAGTGGTGTTCCTGGAGGTACTCCTATTTGAGTTGATAAAATTTGGGTTAAAGCTTTTAATTCGTTTAAAAGAGTTCTTAATAAATCAACAGTAGAATTACCTAATAAAACAGATTCACTAGCTCTTTTATCTCCCAAAAATATACCACCTCCCTTATCAACAGGATATGTACTTAAAACTATAGGAGAACTAGTATTAAAATTTATAGATTCGTTGGCACTTAAATTAATTGATTTTTGAGAAGATAATAATAGATGATCCTGTGTAGTATTAAATACTAATCTTCCTGAATTTAAAATTATCTGTCGGCCTGAATATTGATTAGGGTTTGTAGGTGGGGTAATGTAGCTAGTAAAATTAGCATTTGAAATATTTATTGGAATTTTTTGGGTAGATGTTAAATAAATAGAAGAATCATCATTATTTACCGATTCAGTTATAGGAACCCACCCTTCATTAGATTGTTTTCCCTGCCCATTTCTTAGAATTGTTATAGGATCACCATTTTCTCCTGTTGAAGACCATTCGTTAGGCTTAATAGTTCCTTTAACAGTTGAACCTAAACGAATACTATTTCCCCACCTTCCTTCTACAATTCTATCTCCTTCGTAAGGTAAAAGGGGATGAATATTAGCTCTTTCTTTAAAAGTATTTCCTAAAAATATTTCTGTTGATTGGTCTGTAACTCTTCTAACACTACCTGCTTGGGTTTGTTGATAATCTTTTTGTTGAGATGGAGGTAAAATGTTTGAATTTTGGGGGAATGCATTGTGGTGTGGATGGTTCCAAACCCCAATAGTAGATACATAATAATTAATTTTGCTTGAAGCAAATGTCCCCATATTAGTATTAGGTAAACTTAATATATAAACTATTTCATTTATAAGCGGAAAAGTTTTATATGAAGCCTCTAAAGGCTTTGCTGTGGGGTATAGTTGATTTGGGGGGGTAGGGGAATCAATAATATCATATTCAATAGTTCCCAACCCATTCCATTCTCCTAATTCTTCAAATCTGGGATGGGTGTCATCCAAAACTATACTAATAACCCTTCCTGTTGTGATTAGACTATTAAGGCCTAATCTTGTAAAAAGATTAAAATTGTTGTCCTTAGAGCGATTGGCTACTCTATTTATAGCTATTATACCTTTAGGAGCAGCCATTATTCAGATTTGTACTTATTTATTTCATCAAGTAATTGTTGTTTTTCCTCGTCGGATATACCTAAAGATTCACTACTTTGATTACTCATGGCGCGTTGTGCTAAAGCAGCCATTTTAATAAGTAAATCATCGTTTTTAACACCAATTTCCATATATTCTTTAATTAATGGAACTATAAGAGTAGCATCACCTATTTCTTCTATCATAGGTTTAAGTTCACCTATAAGCGCGGTAACTTGCTTATCTTTCTTTTTTTGGTTATCGTATATTTCTTCTAAAATATTGGCAAAAGTTTTTTTACCAAATACAATTTTATCAAACTGACTCATATCTATATTATTATTGTGTTTATAAATATGGGTTTATTCAAACTTTGTATATCCGTTTTCTAGATAAAATGAATAATTTATTTTAAATATGTGACCCAATTGATTAGCTATTTTAGTAATTTTTGGGGTCTTTACATCAATCTGTTCACGAATGTATATGTAAAGTGCTTTTTTATTAAAAATATCTATATCTTCTCTTTTTCTAAAAAGCTCTAAAATAGCATCCGCAACCTGAGCATCGTCTTTTTTAGGGAATAATTTATAAATATTTTCGGTGCAATGTTGTATATAGAAGTCCATGAATTCTATTAATCTACTATTAGGGACATTGTTAATTTGTTCTTCTAAATTATAAGTATAATTTTCATCTTCCTCTAATTCAGTAATTTCTACTTTATCTACTCTACGTTTATAATTTTGATTATTGGATAATATCAAATAACGTTTAGCTATAGTCCCAAAATATGAATATGCTTTAGCTCCTCTACTGGGGTCAAACAAATGAATTTTAGATATTAAAAATGTTATTACTTCGTGCTGTAAGTCTTCAATATTTTCAACTTCGGTGTAATAAAATTTAAAGGTATGAATTATATTTTCGGTTAATTTGAAAAAAGGATAATGAATATATCTTGTATAAATTTTATCCTTAATATAGTCATCAGTAGTATTGTTGTATTTAACAATAGCATCTTCAGTTTCTTGGGTAAAATACTGGGTTCCTTTTTTAGGGGGGGCTTCAATCATAATTTAATGTTATAGGGTTTTAACATATCGCTCAAAGCTTTGAGACGTGTAAAGAAAAAACCTACTTCATCATCACTTTTAAAAGTACCACTAGCATCTATTGCATCTATTCTATCATTTACATTGTGTATAATTTCCCCCAAACTATTAATATAAGTTTGGTATGAAGTTATAATATCTTGACGCTTATTAAGTTCATCCTCTAGTCGTTCGACTTTATGGAGAAGATTAAAGGTCGTGTATCCTAGGATCACGACCATTAACGCTAAAATTGCTACTAATATTATCATATACTATCTAATAGATTTTTTAATCCTTCGCTTTTAAGTGAACCTAAAGCTTTGATTTTAGCTGCTGAGGGAGTAGGTTTTTTGTTTGTGTCCAATGTAAAATTCTTCTTAGGGGCCTCCACAGGATTTTTAAACTTAGGTAACCATTCTCTTTCAAATTCAATTCTAGCTGCCATTAAATCGGCTTGGTGTAGGACAAATGGAAGACAAGTACGAGGTTTTTGCTCAGGAGCATAGGACATTAAATATTTTTTGTTCCCTTCATCGTACAAACCATCGTGAGTCTGAATGGCTAACATTTCGTTGAATGAATATTGAACACCGTGAGACTGAAGCAAATACAAACCACGATCAGGAACAGAGGCAAATGCTACTTTATTATTAAACATATAATCTTCACCTAATTTGTCTCGACGCCATTGGTCTGTTTGGGTAACATAAGATTCGTTTTGCTCGTCTCCCATTTTACCTAAGTCGTGATTAATAGCAGAAAATACAAGTTCTTCGATTGTGTATGTATCTAAATCTGCTCCCATTTCACCCCATAAATTGTTAAGTTTAAGGGCACATTCTACAACACGATTAACGTGTTCGATATAACCACCCGGAAAAACGTTGTGATATTCTTTTTTGTGAGCGGCTGGCATTAGAATTAAACGATCTTTATATTGCTCGTAAAATTCTAACAATTTTTCTTTGCGGGGAGAAGATATCCAAGTATTGATGTGTTGGATAAATTGTTCCCAATTTTCTTGGATTTGTTCTGCTGTAAGTTTCATAACTGATTAGTTTAAAGATTATTCTTCACGTTGGACCATGGTTTTAAGATCAGCGATAATTTCTTCGGCACTTACAATTACTTGGTTGTAATCTTCTTTGCTTACTGGACGATCAAGCATAACATACATGGTTTTTAATTTGCCTTCAAGTTTTTCTAACTTGGCCATGGCTAGGTCTTTGTTTCTCATAAATGTGTTTTTTAGATTAATATAATAACAAAATACTAAAGAATCAAGCTTTATTCGCAAATTCTCTAGCTCTGTCTTGAATTTTTTTAAGATGGGCACATTTCTCATATTCTTCATTAGATTCATAATAAGAAATAGCTAAACCAAAACATTTTATAAAAGTATTATCAGCTAATAATTTAAGGGCATCCATATGGGTAGTTTTAGATATATCTATTTTTTCAATAAATTCCCAACTTCTATTATAGATTACATTATTAGTGAGAGCTTTAGCATCAACACCATCAGGCAAAATTGAATTTAATTGAAAATATAAAAGATTATTACTAATAATAATTTTTTTAAACATCCCTAACCAAAATACAGGTGTATTTTTTAAATCAAAGAGCTGTTCATTTTCTTCAATAGAAGGAGAAGATGATGAGGATTGATCAAATAGATCAAATATTTTATTAATGTCCATCTTGCTATACATATGTTGTTCTTATATTTTTTAATCTATGGAAAAGCTGTGTAGGGGAAGCGGGACTCGAACCCACAACCTCGTGCTCCCAAAGCACGTAATCTAACCAATTGATATATTCCCCTAAATGCGGTTCGTATGGGAATTGAACCCATGACCTTCGCAGTGACAGTGCGATATTGTAACCAACTCTACTAACGAACCATTTGAGCGATAAACAGGACTCGAACCTGCAACCTCCGACTTGGAAGGACGATGCTCTACCAATTGAGCTATTATCGCGAATTGAGCGGCAAACTGGATTCGAACCAGCGACCCTAACCTTGGCAAGGTTATGCTCTACCAACTGAGCTACTGCCGCGTTTGAGCTCCCTGTCGGATTCGAACCAACGACCATCCGCTTACAAGGCGGGAGCTCTACCAACTGAGCTAAGGAAGCATTTTTTGTGGACCGTACCGGAGTCGAACCGATGACCTTCTGAATGCAAATCAGACGTTCTAGCCAACTGAACTAACAGCCCTTTGGTTGCGGGAGAGGGATTCGAACCCTCGTGGTTGGGCTTATGAGACCCAGCTGGTGCCATCTCCAGTCTACCCCGCGATATACTTTTGTACTCCGTACGGGACTCGAACCCGTAAGCTTTCCCGTGAAAGGGGAATGTCCTAAACCAATTAGACGAACGGAGCGTCTTTTTGCGTCCTGAGAAGGATTCGAACCTACGGCCTAGCGGTTAACAGCCGCTTGCTCTACCACTGAGCTATCAAGACAAATGGTACCGAAGACGAGACTCGAACTCGTAATGCTATTCAGCGCTGGTTTCTAAGACCAGTGTGTCTACCAATTCCACCACTTCGGCATAAATATACAAAATAATTTTTATTTTACCAAACTATTTTGCGGAAGATATTGGATTCGAACCAATGAACCAGTTTCCCGATTAACACCTTAGCAGGGTGCCGCTTTAGACCAACTCAGCCAATCTTCCTTTGGGGTGAACGATGGGGCTCGAACCCACAATTGCTAGAACCACAATCTAGTGCTTTACCAATTAAGCTACACCCACCATTTAGCGGCAGTGATAATCTGCCGCTCTAGTTGCAATTTGAATGTCAGGCTTGACATTCACTTTATATCCCAACGATACAGCCCACCCGCGAGTTGCTCCTATAAGCTTATGGCTAGGGGCAATTTCGTCTTGGTTATAGTCCATATCAATCTCAACATTTACGTTGATTTGTTGGGTAAACCATTCTGCCACTTCTAAAGTACGAACACATTCATCAAATAATCTTGTAAACATATCTCGTACTAGTGGAACTTTTTCTTTTGTATAGATGTAATGAACACCTCTAATACCAAAACGATACGCTATTACAGTTACATAAATGGTTTCTAATCCTATATTTTGAGAATCAGTGCCAATATGAACTTTTAAATTAGGGTACCTTTTCAAGATTCCTAGAGTATGTTCAACAACCTCTACCACTCTGTTGTCTACTGATCTGAACCTTTTCATTTGTTTAATTTTTTAGTAGCGAGAAGCAGAATCGAACTGCTGGCCTTAGGTTTATGAATCCTACGCTCTAACCATCTGAGCTATCTCGCCATTTTGGCGCGGGTGCAAGGATTCGAACCTCGAACTGCGGTTTTGGAGACCGTAATGATACCATTTCAACACACCCACTTTTTTTTGAGGTACTGGTTGGATTTGAACCAACATAAGAGCTTTTGCAGAGCTCCACCTTGCCAATCGGACACAGTACCAAAATGTGGTTCTTAAACGATTCGAACGTTTAATTCTTCGTCCGTAGCGAAGTGGTTTATCCGTTAGCCTAAAGAACCAAATGTTGGAATAGCCGGATTCGAACCAGCGACCTTTTGAATATCAGTCAAATGCTCTAACCTACTGAGCTATATTCCAATGTGTGCCTGCAGAAGGACTCGAACCTCCGAACTCAAACGAGAACTGATTTACAGTCAGTTGCAATTGCCGCTATGCGATGCAGGCGTATTGTGTGGTGATGGACGGAATCGAACCGCCGACACAAGGATTTTCAGTCCTTTGCTCTACCAACTGAGCTACATCACCAAATAACATGAAGTTAGGATACCCGTCTCGTCCTAATCTTAACTGCTTAATCGTAGTTTTACGAGGCCTCGGCAGAGGGTGCTAACTCCATATGGAGACCTGCGCTGGTCTTTTACCCATACTTCTGTTCTTCATGTTTGGTACA